CGTAATAAGTGTACTAAGTTATCAATAATTAATGGTTTTGTCTTGCTTGTTGTCAAAAAACCTGCTCTACGGGTAAGGCGGTCTACATAAGCATCGTCCACCGCTTGTTCTACATACAGGTTTGGATATCCCATATCTTGTAGTTTTCTGATGGTGGTTAGACCGTGATTGTTTCTCTCAATCAAAGTCCAGGCCCTATTATAATAACTCGCAAGCTCGCCCACCACTTCGGCAAAATCAAACGGATCTATATGGCCATGCCAAGTCGCAACTTGGTATCCCATATGATCTAAAACTTGGATGCAAGAATAATCACCATGCTCAAGGCCCTCGGCAACATCCACGCCAAGACAATACCGATGATCAGTTTTAGGATGCTCAAATATTTTTAATGCACCGTGGGAATGTTCTAAGAATTCATTGCCTCTCATGTTGCCACGCCAAATCGGGGAATAACATTCATTGTAGGCTTCATCTATAAACTTCGGCTCTACAAATAATCGACCACTTGTGAGGAACGCCTCCTGCGGGGTAATCGGGTACTCTTGTCTAAATAAGTCTTCGCCTCCGAGGTCGTGGATCTTAGATCGCCTAAAGTTTAATTGTTCATCGTCCAGATTAAACATATTCGCAAGCACCTCTTCCTCATCCGTCCTTTCAAAGTATTGATCGGTCTTACGCCTGTATTCGGGCATCATACTCCAAGGAATAAAACATAGATCCCATTCGCCTTCACCTCGCAAGGATCTCATGCACGCATCATAAAACCATCCGCCTGCCCCATTGGCGGTAGACTCCAATAATATCTCGGACTCGTTTTCGGGGACGGTCTGCAGCAAGCCGGGGATAATATCCGCATTAGGATAGAAGGCAACCTCAGAGCCATGTAAATAGTTCGTAGTCCAACCACGCCCAACCTCGCTGGTGCGGGCAGTCGCAATACGCCATCGTGATCCATGCGTAAATTGAAGCGAGCTAGTGGTGGATTCTTTCAGATCGGGTTTGACGAGTGGGTGCGGGAGGTTATCGTAGAAGTTTCTCACCATTCCAAAGATCGCTTTAGTCGAATCATTTAAGTGCGAGACCACTACAGCGTTCTGATTTTGTTTGGAGACCGTATGCCAAAACCCACGGGCCTGACAGTAGGTAGATATTCCTGTCTGTCGAGACTTCAATATCAACATCCTCACCCGATTTTGTTGAGCATACTGTTGAGTGATTTGTCTATCTAGTAATAGTTGGGCCTCATTGAACACAAGGGGTACAAGTTTTCCATGTTTGTCGATGATATTCAGACAGTTCTTAGAATAAATGTTAAGGGATTCCTTAAATTTATTTATAATTTTTTTGACTTTTTCGTTTTCGATTTGCTCACTCATAAATAAATTACCCCCCCCTATGATAACTCAGGAAAGAAAGAATGTGGGAAAGGGGAGGTAGTGTATATATGTATATACCGGGCCTGGCCGGCACCCCCGCCCCATCTTAAATGACATGATGTCACTTTTATATTATGGCCTTTGATCCCTTTTAAATAAACATTCTCAAAGAAAGTAAGCACTAACTTTTTAATATCTGGAAAAGAAAAAAGAAAAAAGCACAACCTAATTAAGGTGATTCTTTATCTCATCATTTAGGTCTATTGAATCGAACCAATTATCTTTCATTGATAGTTCTATTTTCTGATTAGCGTCTAGCATGTTGTAATACTTCATCAATAATTCTAAGGCCCTTACTCGTGAGCTTGCATTAGCACCCGTGGTTGTGCCTAGGGCTTCCTCTTTTAAGCGTTCTATAAGCTCGTCCTCGTCTTTTAGATGCCTTTCTTTGATCTTTTCCTTTTCTCTGTTGATCATCTCCCTTATTTCAACATCTTTTAACAAACGGGAACCTTGGGAATATGCCGTTTTTTCAGAATACCCCGTCAACTTTGCGGATAAAGTGGCGTTTCTTGTCTTAATGTAATGATGAACGAATTCCTCTTTCCTTTCCTGTAATGGCTTGTTTTTTGCTTTCATTGTTTCCTACTCCTTTATGTTTGGCGACTCTCTCACACCATTTAATTAAATCTTTATTACTATGAACCCATTTCATCATATTAATGGCATAACATACTAATTGTATGTTCTCTATTATATAGCCTCTCTTTGGGTTTATTCTATCAATTGATATGTTCTTATAGTGGTATCCTGTTCCGTCTTTTGTGTGTGTCATTTTTTCCCCGCTTAAGGCACACCGCCCATGTTGTTTGTTATATAGCTTTATTAGTTGATTAGCGTCAATCTGGAAAATGTGGGTTTCTTTTCTCTTATACTTTAATTGGCTTACTAAGTGCTTTATGAATCGTTGGGGGTTTTTTCCTTTTCTTTTATTTCTTTCCCCGTTTGAGCAGGGGCGACAAGTTCGATCCGTGTATTTTTTACCGTTTGGATTAGTTCCTGTATAGAAATCCTCGAAGGGTTTAAACTTCTTACAAGTTTTGCACTCTTTAAACCCAACTTTTTGGGAATTGGTCTTTGATAACGATTTTAAATTCATCAACGCCTTTTAGAATGTTTCTAAATTCATCCATTGCTTTTCTGGAATTTGATACCGCCATTTGATTTCCCATGATTCCTGTACCTAATAAAATACATCCGTTTGAGTCCCTCATTGGATAATTCCCAACATGAAACAAAATATAAGTTCTGTTTGGTACTTCTTGGATCTCGAAAGTTTCCCCAAACTTTTGGGAACTGTAAGACTTAACTTTATATTCACCCGTTGGAATACAAGAAACTGATTTCTGATTATCTAACCAAGGGCGTTCCGCAGTATAAAAAGAATGTTCTTTTATATGGAGTTCGCCTATCGTTCCGTGTGGATGATAAGAATATCTATTGAGTATGGCCTCAAGCATCTTTTTTTTAAAGAAAATACTTCCCCGCCCCGCTTAAAATTAAAGTAATCCCAACTAAAACAACCCTTTCAGACCATGAAACATAAACATTATTTTTAGATTGAACTTTTTCCAAGTTTCTAAGCCTTAACTCATGGTCTTGTAAATCATTTTTTTGGGATATGATTCTCTCCTCAAGTCTTGGCAAGATTCCCACCATTTCACGAATATGTCTGACAGACTCTTCAAGGCTTGTTAATCTCATGTCTAATTTTTCTACTTCCATAATTAAAGCGTTAATTGTGATTTATAAAAGGTATTCGATATATAGCTATTATTCAAGCTATTAAATGGCTATTAATAAAGCCTTGTCTTTGTCTATATGGTAGAAGGGTTCTTTTAAGTGTGGGGCGTTGGTTTTGGTTGAGTTTTTTATTTTCCCCGTTTTGGCCCCTCGAACTATGTCCGCATCAATAAGCCAAGCGTAATTCATATTATGATTAAGAATTACAAAATAAAACGGGCACGCTGAAAAACTTTTTTTCCATTCTAAAATTAGCCTTTCTTTTCTTTTTGGGATTCTTATCTCTTGCCATGAGTTTGGCCAAACATTTAACCACTGATTTTTGATCTCAACCTCAAATAAATATTTTTTATTATCTTTATATCCTGTTAGATCAAAAGAATAGTTTTCATTGTCTTCGATACTATGAAAACCTCTTTTAATTAAATAATTTTTAAGCGTAGCCTTCGCCCTGGGATCGTTAATTTTATAACTTTCAGCGTCAAAAGGCCTGTTTTCGTGTTGGTACATTCAAAAGAATATTAATTTATTTATTGACAGATTCAAAATAATGATTAATATTGTATACATTGTATATAAATAGGAGTAAACAATATGAACTTAAAAATAAAATTAAACCAAGTAGAAGAGATTATAAAAGCGGATGATTTTTATACTAAATATAATGCGGATCAACGCCTTAAATATCTTAAGCAAAGAAATGATCTTCAATTTAAGATCAACAAAGAAAATATTTATGTAAGGCTTACGGGCTCTGATAAATATTATTACGCTAATCAGTGTGCAAAATTCACAAAATATGTTTTCAGTAATGGAATTATGCAATATAAAGCCTCAGATATTGCGGGGGTTTCTTTCCACACTCATTCCATAACTGTTAGATTGCATTCAACCGCAGAGACAGACATTCAAAGATTCGAAACAAAAAAAGAAATGTTGGGTTTTGTTGTGGGTTTCAATGCTTGTTCAAGTGAGGTTGCATAATGGAAACTGAGATTGTTTATTTAGTAGCAATTGATGGTGATATGTCTGCTCATGGCATGGGTGATAAAGCCCATGTCATCCCCTTCAATGTAAAGCTATTGCCAAAAGTGTCAAAGTTTTTGAAGGCTCAACTTGAGTCAAATTTACATATTGCTATGTATTACATCCCCAATAAAAAAATGGTCAATCTAAAATCATTAAGAAATAAAAATAATAATTTTTGGGATCAATGCAAAATGATGCGAGATTTAGGAATATTTGATAGTAAATATGATTCAAGAACGGATTGGTTATTTATGCAAGACCTAGAAATAATTAAAGAAATGTTTCCTAAAATAGAAATGAGAAAGCCAATATTTAATATTAAGGAGGTAGCTTAATGGCTAAACCAAAAACTAAAGTTTTCAATTTGCGGATTCGTGTTGAGTATGTCGCATATTATCAAATAGAAGCGGAGAACCTAGAACAGGCGGAGGCCTTGGCAAGGGATAGGCTAAGCGAAGAAGTAAACGACCAAGTACAGGGAAGCGAAGATATAACAGAATACGATCCCAAGGAGTTTGAATAATGAATATGAAAAGTCGAAAGGTAGGCGAGCAGATGAAGGAATTTAAAGTTCTTGAAACTGTCACCATAGTTCGTGAGGGCTATATCAAGGCTAAGAGTCTTAAAGATGCAGAGGAGGAAATTGATTCTTTTGGATATTTTGAAGACCTTGATATAGATATGAGTCAAACAGAGGAATATATAGATAATAGGGAGGTGTTAGATGAGTAAGGTTAAGTTTAATGGCCAAAGATTGGCGGAAGAGTTGAGGGATAAAATGTTTGAAAGGGTTATTGAACTTATGCCAAATGTTGAAAGCGGGGATGTTGATCCTTGGGAAACGATGCTTATTGATCAAGCTATCGAGAGATATGTAAGTCATTGGGTAGATTGGAACGGTAGTGAGCATTATGAGGTACTAGACAATTATGAGTTTAGTAAATTATCTAAAGATGAAAGGGAGGTACAAAGTGTTTGATGTTTTTCAATTTTTCCCCGCCAAGGGGCGGTACGGTGAGCATTGCAAAATTGCTTCTTACAGAAACAAAAGCGATGCAATTAGAAGGGTTCAAAGTTGTTGGGAGAATGGCCATACCGCAAGGTATGAGAAAAGAGCAACGGGCAACAATTGGCAAAGAATTTATATTGAGGAGAAAGGCGATGAGTAATGATAATTACAAAAGGGACAAGCACGGGAATATGTATTGGACTGAGTATTACAAGGACTTAAATATTCCTAGTGATTGGGAAAATATTTCTTATAGCAATGATGAGTTGCCAAGTTTTAGTTGCAATGGCTATACCATTTGGATTAACTCACCACTTCTTGAGGAGAGAAAAGAAAACTATTTAGGCATTGGTTTTAAAGATTTATTTGATTATGAGGATTGGATTTATGCAATTACCTATACAAGAGATTATGGGGAGGTGTGCAGAGAAGATGAATTTAGAACCTGTAATTTTGATGAGGTTGTTGAATTTGTTAATAAGCCTACTCTTTATGGGTTGATTGGCGTTTTAGAATATGAATTCAATTACAAATTGCCTTTTAGAGATTGGAAAGATGAAGAGGTAATTAAATTTATTAAGGACTTACTCAATGGTAAGACTGAATATTTCACAAACGAAAAATTTCCAAGACAAACATTTATTAATTTTATTAAGGAGGTAGCGTAATGAATGAGGAATTTTTAGTTATATGGAATCCTAAAACTTATGGGGAGCAAGATGCAAAATTTGTATCCTTCAAAGAGTTTAAAGATGATGGGGTAGGTGGTAATTGGAATATGGATGAAGAGGGTGAGTTCACGCTTGATCATTTAATCTATCTTGGACTTGGGGATACTCTAACTGTTTGTGATCCTTATGGATGGAGTATAAAAATTGTAAAAGTAAAATCATTATCATTGGAGGAGGTAGCATAATGGAACTACATGAAAAGTATGGCCTTTATAGATGGCATAGCGGTGGAGGTTGTTCTCACTTTGCATATGACATTCATGCAGAATGTGAACTATATTGGCTCATTAATGATGTTTTTGTTTATGTAGATAACAACAAGGCTTACTATGAACCAAGTCATGAATTTCCAAAAGATGAAAATCAACTTTGTGTTTTTGGTCTTGATATAAATAATCTTGACTTAGATGATAAAGAGAATTGGGGAAATGACACTCTTAAAGAAGTTGAAAATCTTTTGTATAAAGAAATACCTAATGAGGTAATGGTTTATGACGGAGGCGTTCAGTTTCATGCAACCCTTAAAGAGGGTGTTCCTATTATGAAAAGGGTTAGTGAAAAATTAAAAATTAACAAGGGGGAACGAAGATGATTAATAAGACTATGTGTTGCTCTATTTGTAAGCAAGATAATATTTCTTGGCGAGTA